CAAAACCGGCGCCACCCTTGAGCACGCCCTTGGCAAAGCCTGCGCCCATCACACCCGGCAGCGGGATCACGTTGACCGGGTTTAATAGCTCGGACAGCATCAGGCCGCCAAAGCCCAGGTTGGCTTCGACATTGGCGCGGCGCTGCTTGTTTTTGTCGATCCGCGCCTTCATCGCGTCGGCTTCGGCGCGGTGATAGGTGTGAATGAACTCGTCGGTGTAAGCCTCGTAGCCTTTGAGGTAATCGCCCTCGTAAGGGTTGAAGCGGCCGCCATCAGTGCCGGCCATCAGCATGTCATAGGTGCGCCCAGCAGTCTGATAGACCGGCTGCAGCGTGACCGCATCCCACAGCGCGCTTCCCCAGGTTGACCAGCTATCGTCGGGCGCGTTGAGCGGCGCGACAGGAAGATTGTCGCCAACGTAGAGCGGCGTGTCTTGCTTACCCTCAGCCACGGCTCAGCCACCGCTTGGCCTGAGGCAAGTGGTCACGAAGCATCCGTTGCACATGGCTACGCACAGTGTCCTTGCCTCCGTTGTCACTGGCCCCATAACGACCGGGCGATCCAGCATTGATCGTCGAGTAAAGATCAAGAATGTTCATGCCGCGCTTGAAGCCGCGCTCGCGCAGGAAGCTGCCAATTGCCTGCGCCCACTGCTGGGGAGTGGCGTCCTCATAACGCTTGCCGCCGAGCAAGGGCTTTAAGTGCTTCTCGCGCTCAGGTCCGCCAAACTGGATCAGGCCAAAATGATTGTTGTCCTTGCCGCCCCACACATCGGGATCAAACTTGCCGCCCGTTTCATAAGAAATGACGGTAGCCACATGATCTGGCCGCAGCCCAAACTCAGAAGCAATAGCCCGAGCGACACCCGGCCAGTTGTTGGCCGCGCCACCCAGTATGCGCCCCTGCGCCTCTGGCGGTGCAACGTCGCGCACATCGACGTTGAACTTGAATGGGCCAGCAGCAGCTTCATCGCGAGCAGCTTTGAGACTGGCAGGTAATCCACCCACCACAGATGGATCTAGCCCACCCCCGCTTCCCGGCATGTAAGTGCGCGGCGCAGCGCTCTTGATGCGCTCATCACGTTGCCACTTAGCGGCATCCCGGCTCTTGAAGTGGGCATCGACCTGGCGCTGCAGCTTGGCTTGTGCCCGACCAAACTCAAGCTGGATCGGCATACCCTGCTTGTCCATGAACACGGTCGGCGGGTTGCCTTTCTCCGGATCGAAATACATGATCGCATACTGCTGGCCGCCAGCGCCACTCTTGCGGCCGGTCGGCTGTAGCCAGACGTTCTTGCCAAGCATTAGGTCCTTTTGCTCAGGCATCCCCGGCAACTGCTGACCACCCCAATTCTTGATCGCCTCGCCAACATAGGGAGCGACCCAGGCATCCGTCTGCTGGCTCGGGTTCTTCCAGTCGCGCACAGTCGGGACCATTCGGTCCTTCTCAATCCAGGCATCGCCACCCTTGCGGGCATTGGTGAGCGCACTGTCGAGCGTGTAGCGGCTCTGTGTCCAGCCCGCTTTGAAGCGCACCCCGGCCGACTTGCGGGCGGTGTCGATATCGACGCCCATTGCCACCTGCTGCGCAACGTCCAGCTGGATCGCGTCTTGTGCCTGCGGGTTGAGCGTGGCCCAGCGCACACCCACCTCGTCGTCGAGACGGTCGAACAGGATGGCATTGTCCTTGTAGCCGCCAACCTCACGCAGCTTGGCACGCAGCTCATCACTTGGTTTGCCTAGCCCCGCGCTGGTCGCGGTGCGCGCGCGGGCAATAGCATCAGCCGGGCTTGCTCCCATCCGGCGAGCCGCCGAAAAGTGATAAAGGTAAGCGCTATCCTCGGGCTTGAGCAACGTCTCGGCAATGTTGACGTTCTGCCCGTCCCGGCCCAGCATGTTCTGCATGGTCTGGTAGAGCGGCAGGATCCGTTCAAGCTCGGCACCGGTGCGCGCACTCATGTTGCTGAATGCCTGCTTATACATTTCGTCAGGCAGGTCAGGCGAACGGTGGTAAGCCCGGACCACACCTTCCGGCGACATGAGATCCACGCCTTCCATTGCGGCCCACGCCTGCCAGGCGCCAGCCTTCTCCTCGCCGCTTACGCCATAAGCAAAGTTACCGCCCAGCGGCACAGAGGCAAAGATATCGAACGCCTCATTCTTCTTCTCGTCCTCGGCCTCCTCCGCTCGAGCCATGCTTTCACGCTGGCCAATCTTCTGTTCCAACATGGTTCGCACCTTGCTGTCAGGGATCAGGGCGCGCAGCTTCTCGCCATTATACTCCTTGCCGCCAACGATCACGGTCCAGTCTGGATTGTCGTTCTCGTTGAGCATCAGCATTAGCTTTTGCAGATCATCGGCAAACAGGGTGCCTTCGCCCATGTCGCCGCGGACTTCCTTCATAAAGGCACCGCCAGCTGCAATGCTGGTAAAGCTGCCCTCCAGTGCCGCCAGTTCTTCCGGCGTGCGCATCCGTAGCTGGACAAGCCGCTCCATTGCTGCTTTGGCTTCACCCTTGAGCCGGTCGCCTTCAGCCGCACTGCCGATAGTATAGGCTTCAAACGCATCGCTTGAGGACTTCTCAACCTTGGCAGCAAAGCCGCGCTCCATCAGTTCCGTTTCTTGCCGGAGCCATGCGTTGCTGGAAGCCAGGTCGCGCTGAAGAACCTCCCGGTTAAGCGCCTCCATCACCTCGGCTTCGACAAACGGATCAACCGCGCCAAGCACACCCGAGACATAGTTCTCAGCAAGATTGCGGCGATCTTCCGGCGTCAGGCCGATGTTGGCCGGGTCCGAATAGATCTTGTTGAACTCTACCTGTGCATCATAGACAATCAGGTCTTTGTATTGATCGCGCTTAGCCGCATCGAAGGCTGCAACATAGGCATCGCCGCCGCCCTTTGGCGCATCGGGCATGACATAGTTGCCGTTCTCGTCCTTGCCGATCACGGTGCGCGCGGCATCAACCGTGCCTTGCTCGATTGCTTTGCGCTTGAGGCGCGGCTCCATGACCTGCATGGCAGTCCCGGCCAGGCCGGTGATTGCATCGCCCACATCGGCAATGCGACCAACACCCTGCTGGGTAATCCCGGCACCATCCGGAATGCCAATGCGCTGGCGGAAAGGTTCAATTGCCATCAGTTGCCTCGCGTCACTACAATGTCACCGGGATTGCCACCAGTCGTGGCTGTGCCGCGCGGCGTGGCCTTCGGCGTGTTGTAGGTCTGGTAGAAGTTGCCGATCTGCGCCGCGCTGCCGGCAAAGTTGATCAGTGAACCCGCGATCGAAGCCGTCTTGTTCATGCCCACAATGTCACGGTTAAGCCGGTTGACGCGGATCTCGTCAGCCATGCGGTTCTGCCCGCCCAGGAAACCAAGCCGGATATTAGCAAGGTCTGTGCGCAGCGCCTTCTCCTCAGCTGGCGCAATGCCCTGCAAGAAGCTCATGTTCTCACCAACGCCCGACGCAGCCAGTGCCGCAAGGTTGGCAGCGCGCTGGCGGCGGTAATCTTCTGCCCGCTGCACAGCGGCTTCCTGCGCCTGCAACGCCTCCATCTGGCGCTGCTCGAGCATCTGCTTGCGCTGCAAGTCCAGCATGTCCTGCTGGGCCCGCGCATTGGCGCTTGCCGCCGAAATCGAAACGACCGTGCCAGCTGCTGCTGTAGCTAGGCTGGCAATTGCCAGAACCGTTGCTGAAATGCACATCAGACCATTACCTCCAGCTGCAAGCCGATGATCGTGCAGGCCAACGGTTCGCTCTGCGTGATCGTGACGACTGCGTTTTTCTGCCAGCCCAGCAGCCAGAACTCGTAAGTGCCAGTGACGGGATCAGGTGCGAGTGATAGATCATCGGTCACTTGTCGCAGGATCAGGCGGTTGCCATCAATGGACACGGCTAGCGTCGAGTGCAGCCCGACGATCACCCGGTTGATCCGCTTGGGAATGCCCATCATTGGGCCGGTTGCCAGCTGCACATTAATCGGCAGGATCTCGACCGCAAAGGTGTAGTCATAACCCACCGTGATCTCGGTCACGGACACCGGCAGGGTTAGCTCGCCAGCACCGCCAACCGTGAAGGTGCCAAGGTGCAGCCCGCCCGAATTGACCGCCACGGTCTTGCCGAAATAGATCGCCCCCACCGTCCAGCTGTCGCTTGCGGCCCCGGTGTAGATAGTCGCCCCGTCCAGCGCCTGTCCGCGATCGGCCGAAACAGCCTCAAGCCGGTAGGTTCCGCCGCGCAGCACGGAGAAATAGATCGTTTCGCCCACCACGCAGACGCTATCGAAGCTGCCAGCCGTATCCCACGGCGTCCACCCAGCCAGGTTCTCAGCGCGGGCCGAATGAAACACCGCCGCCTTGCCAGTCTCGTTGACCAGCAAGGCATACTGCTCAGAGCGATCGGTAGTGCCGAACAACACCGCCATGTCCTGTGGCTGGCTGACAATGTGCGAGGAGAGGATGTTGAGGTTGGTGCTCTCGTAGCCGCCGCGCGCCTCGTTATACATGAACTCGCGCACCGCAGTCCCACTGCCCTGCACATAGAGCGTTGCTCCGTCCAAGGGGAGCGGGCAGACCGACGAGCAACCATAGGGCGTCTGCCGGCGAATGCGCATCGTCACCGGCGTCAGGGTGCCGTTGTTGGGCGGCGGCGCAAAGAACTCACCCAGGGCCGTGAAGATCAGCAGATCGCGGTGGCTGACAAGGTGGCGAATGTTGGAGATATCCTCCGCCCCCACCGTCACCTGGATGCTGTCGCTATCCAGCCCCTCGCCCACATCGAAGTTGAAATACTGGTAGATTACCGAGGACCACAGCCCGTCAGGAATGCCGGTCGTGCCGCCGAACCACAGCCGCCCCTCATGGAAGCAGACCGCGCCCGGCCAGCCATTGCGTTCGCAGAACACCGGCTCTGTCCAGTCGGTCGTGGCAATTGCCGAGCCGGTATATTGGACCGAAGGCCCGCCGCCATCCTCGCCAATCGTGGCGCTGCCGGCCGTGCTGATCGAATAGCGGTTGTCGTCCAGCACCGTAATCGTGAAGGTGCCATTGAGCTGGGCAGAAGTAACCCCGCCAACATCCGACGCGCCGCTGATCGTGATGCTGGCCCCGGTAGCAAAGCCATGCGCAACATGCGTGACCTCGACCACGCCTGAGCCCAGGTTGGTGCGGAACGGATCCGGTTCGTAGCGCCCGACGATCGTGCCCTGCACCGTGGCTGTCAGGACAGTGGTGCTGGTGTAGCCGGTGACAGCAAGCTCGACATCCTTCCAGCGCAGCCGCTGGCCCACCATGTCAGAGGTGAACACGGCAGCATTGGCGGTGACGGTGACAGAACCTGTCACCCCTGAGCAGCTGATCGTGACCGGATCATCGACAAACTTGTAGTAGGGCTGGTAGATCTTCTGGCCGTTCGACGCCTGCGTGAAAGCAAAATCAGCCACGGTAAAGGTGGACAGGCCGGTGCGCTTGATCACCTGCGGCGACCACGCCTGATGGCAAACAAGCATCGTGTCCGCGACCTGGGTATAGGTCAGCTCGAACAGCTCGTCGGTGGTCCAGTTGCAGCCGCTCGTCACGCTGGTCAGCAGCGCGCCAGCTAGCGAATACACATCAAGCCGCCCGTTCGACAGGCACAGAACGTAGCGCTCAGCAGCCGAAAACTCGAAGGCCAGCAGCCGGCCACGGCCAGCAAGGTTGGCAAGGTGCAGGGTGCCAGGGCGCCGCGCCACACCGCCCGTCGAGAGCAGCATCCCGTTGCGCAGCGACTTGGCCCCGTTCTGGTAGGCCCCGGTATCCACGCGGAACAGCATCAGCGGATCCAGCTCACCGCTCGAGAAGTTGGTCTGGAGCTGGTGGATCGGCATCAGCGGCCTCCTACACGGCTACGGCCCATCCGTCCGGTGATCAGGCCCTTGGTCGGCAGGTCTTGGCTGGTGCGCGCCTGCGCATCGAGGTTGCGGCACAAGGCGGCATGGCGCAGCGCGCGCTTGTCGAGCAGGTCAGCCAGGTCCGGCTTGGCCGCGATCGATAGAGCGAAGTGGCTGGCCATCTGGATTTGCAGCAGCATTGCAAACCACGGCGGAAAGCGTGCCTCGTCCACCCGGTAGACGCCTTCGAGATAGACCTCATCGTCAGCCTGGGCATCGCAGAAGATGCGGTCCTCGTAACGGTCGAAGTCAATCGCGCGGTCATTCACCAGCACGGTTGCAGGCTGCAGGCATTCGGTTGGCAGCTGATAGGCCGCCGACCAGCGCGAAGCGGGCGCATCAACCAGTCGGTCAATCTGCTCGATGCCGGTGGCAAAGCGCCAGCGGTAGCGGGACAGGTGATCCTGCACCGTGCTTTCATACAGGTTGGCTGAAACCAGCGCCTCGGTCGTGCCATCCACAAACGAGGTAATGGGGGCAGCTCCCACCATCACCAGTCCCCGGGCGCAAATGTCGATAGCCGTGCTCATGTCTCAGCTCCCAATGAAAAGGGCCGACCGCGGGAGAGGACGCGGCCGGCCCAGTTCTGAAACCGCCTCAGGGCAGCTCCAAGTTAAGTGGCGGTGACGCCTTCGGTCGCGGTGGTCGTCACGGTCGCAGCGCCATCAGCACTGGTAACGGTGATCACATCGACCTTGGGGGTGCCGCCCGTTTCCGAGACAACGATGATAACATCCCACTGGCGCAGGTTGTCGGTCACAGCGTTGAAGTAACCCGAAGCAGTCACGGTGGCGATCGCGTCAGCGGTTTTGTAGATGTGCAAGCCGGGGTTTGCGCCCGCGATCTTGAACAGCGAGGTTGCAGTCAGAGCCATGTCGACTTCTCCTTAAGCGTCGTAGGCCTGGACCTCGAACACACCAGTCGTGTCGATCAGGACAGCGCCCTGCGACATGTAGCTGGTGCCGAGGTGGGCGACCTTTTCGGGGATGTAGTTCAGTTCGGTAACGACTTCCGCGCCCGAAGCATGGCCGAGGCAGTTCTTGTGCCAGGCAAAGTTCTTGCGAATGCTCGTTGCAACCGGCAGACCCGAGTGGGTGAAGAACATGAAGCCCATCCACCGACGCGCAACCATGCCGCCCTTGTAGGGCAGATCGTCCGAGCCAACGTAGTCCGCCGAGGCGAACGCAGCCAGGCCCAGCAGGTCGGTCCAGCCACCGGGGCTGATAGCAAAGTAACGCTCGCCATCATCGGGAATGTCGTTGTTCCCCATGGTTTCGAACACCACGTTGACCTTGGTCTGGTTGAGGCCGGTCGTGCCGCCTTCGCTCTGCGTGTTGCTGGTGGCGTCCAGCTGCGTGATGATCAGGTCATCGGTCTTGCGGCCGAGTGCAGCCGCAGCCGACTGCGTGACAACACCGCGCTCGTCGATATTGATCTTCAGCTCGTCGAGCTTGTCGATGTAATCGGCGGCGTAGTAGTCAGCCAGCGTGCATTCGACCGGGGTGTGGTCGATCGACATGACCGGCACGTTGCCGTGACGGGACTTGGTGCCAGCGCTGCCCTTGCCAACCTTCTGGAAGGTGGTCGAGGTGCCCTTAACGTTGTTCTTGTTGCGAACGGTATTGCGGAGCTTGGAACCCATGCGCTGATAAGCCATGTGAACCTCGCTCTCGAACTGCTTCACGAACGCGTCGGAAATATCCATCGCCATGAGAAATCCTTTCGAGGAAAGTGGGGTCCGGTTATCCGCTGCCTGGGTCTTGCCGGTTGTCCCTTGCGGGGCCAGTGTCGCCGTGCGGGCCTGAGCGTGATTTCGCGCGGGTCCGTGCTGGTCACAATGGACTAGTTGCGTTTGACCAGCACCAACCCCTCCAGCTGGTAGCCGAACCGCTCGAGGAAGCGCCGCGCCGGATCGGTATTGGTGCCGGTGGTCAGGCCCATCCGGATCTGGACCGTGCCCTTCGCTTCGGCCCAGGCTTCCATGTAGCGGATCAACCGCACCGCCGCCGTGGTCCCGCGCCACTGGGGGTGGACAAAGAATGCCAGATCGTCAGCCGTGCGTGCCGAGCAGAAAATCATGGGAGCGCTGCCCATCGCCAGAAAGCCGATGATCCCGGCCACATCGTCCACCGCCACCAGCCCCAGCCAGTCAGGATTGTCGAGGCACAGGGTAAACCATGCCTCGAACCGTTCATCTTCGAACGGATATTCCTGATAGGCCGGGGCCTCGGCCTGCATCAGCTGGCCCAGATAGAGCGCGCCGGGTAGGTCG